CGGGCCCCGAGCATGTGTATGCTCAAAGCCCGCGCGCCAGGCTGTTTTGATGTTGTACATCGAGACGGCCGCTCTCTGTTCCTATATCAAGAAGGATCCTTGAAATATGTCCACTCGTTCTACTCCTCGTTCGCTCACTTCCTATCGGAAATGGCACGTCACTGACCCTGACGGGACAGAGTACGATCTGGAAGACGGCCAGTTCAAGTTATCTTGGACTGACACTGTCACCTTCGGGGATAATATCCCTGGCTGGCGGCAACGTCTTCGTGATGGCTTGTCAGCCACCACGTCGATGACGGGAGTTCGTGTTAGCGCCCAGTACACACCGGGCGCCGGTACTTACCGCACTTTAAATCAGTGGGGTGAGATCGGCACGATGGAGGGGACTGGGAATTTTGAGATTGATCTCAGCATTCCCTCAGGTGATCCGGCTTCTATAGATACGGGGAAGTCCGATAACGAGGCACTAGGACGGTTTAACTCGCGCATTCGAGATAGGATAACTGCCTTCCAAGGCGGTGTCTTTCTCGGTGAGCTGGGCCAAACCATCCAAACAATCAGAAACCCCGCTCGTGGGCTTCGTTCCGCTGCTGATGACGCTGTGCGAGTCCTTCGCAGGATTCGTTCTAGCGGCTTCAGTGGCGTAACGGCCCGCAACGCTTCTCGTCTGCTCGAAAGAGTAGAAAAGAATCTAGCGGATCAGTGGCTCGAAATACAGTTTGGCTGGAAGCCTTTGTTGCACGATATAGATGACGGGTGCAAAGCACTCGCTATCTTAAATACCGGGCAATCACTAAGCACTGGCAGAGTTTCTGCTAGCGCTGAAGTAGTGGCTAATCCAGTTGAGACTAACTCCGTCAAGAGGAAATCAAACTCTTGGTGGAGAGTCCATACTGTATCGAAAGATCAGTCTATGACTATCTATCGCGGAGCGCTGAGAGTAGATGCTCAGAACCCTGCCAGTATGCTAGGTCGGTTGTTGGGTTTCGACCCATCCTCCTTCCTACCTACTGTCTGGGAGCTGATTCCTTACTCGTTTCTGATAGACTATTTCACCAATGTTGGTGATATAGTCGAAGGGTTCTCACAGATCGGGATACGGTTAGCATGGTGCAATCGCACCTCGCGCCAAACCCTGTCTGTAGAATCTTCATCGTCGAGCGACCTCGCCCTTTGTAAGGCGAATAGCCCTTTGGTGAATTACCATTCGGTAACCTTTGTGCCCTCGAAATGTGTCGTTGAAAAGACTCTCGTGACTAGAAATGAGTTTAATGGGGTAAGAATCCCCGGACTCACTTTTAGTTTGCCCGGTTCGGGCAGTTTGAGATGGCTAAATATAGCCGCTCTGATCGCGAGTCGTGACAACGATCGTAATTGGTCCTACGGCAACTAAGTTCCTAATGGAGACAACGATGACTAAGATCAAAGATCTAGTGACCGTTCACGTGGATACTGCCTATCGCTTGTTCCCGATTGACGCAGAGCGTTATGAACTCTGCGTTGTCATTGGTACCGCTATTCGGACCTTTAAAGATCCCAGTAGTTATACCTTTGAGCATCGGGATCCTCGCGTTAAGGAGTTCTTGCAACAAACCCAGTCGAACTTCCTACTGGGATGCCAGTCGATGTACTCGGCATGGATCGCTTGTGACCCCCGTTGTACGGACATAGTTTTCGACCGCGCGCGTCGCTGTGAAGCGTCGCTTGCGTCGTGGCTATGGTCGCACACGGATAGTAACGAGGCGGATTCCATACGGGTAAATCTTGGCTTCCTGTGGGTTGAGCTTCTGGCAGCGTTGCTTTCTCCGGTGCAGCAACCACGTCTGTCCACAAAAGGACATGGAGGATAAACCCATGACATGGGCTCCTGCTTCTCCGTGTACCGGCGCACCAGGCACCGGCCTGACATCCCCCACCTACACGCTCGTCACCGATGTGGCGCCGGACGTGAACGGTGTGGCTCGAGCAGTAACGACGCTCGGGGGCACCCAAACGGGTGTCGAGGTCAGTTCTCCCTCGAACCCGTTCACCTTGCTAGCGACTCGTCCGAAGGTGCTTCGCACCCTCCCGAGTTTGCTAGCGAACGGGCAACTACCGTCTGTCCCGAAGAATACGTGGACTGTCTCCCTCCGCAAGGGGGTCGACGTCCTTTCCGGCCAGCCAAAGCAGGTCATGCTTTGCAAGCTGGAGATCAGTGTGCCGGCTGGTGCCGACACCGCTGATCCGGAAAGTATCCGGGCCGGGCTTTCGCTGTTCATTGGTGCTCTTTGGGAGCAGAGCAATGAACTCGGCGACGCGATTGTCACCGGTGTGATCTAGCCTCTGTGGCTAGGTCGCCCCGGCGACGTCGCGTACTACCTACATGGATTCAAATCCTTGTAGTCGCCGCCATCGTCGCTGCTGTAGTAAGCAGCGACGGGCACGTTGGAGCCAAGCTCCTTCGTGTCGTGGAGCAATTTTTGCTCTACTGAACGATCGCCTAAACGATAGTTGAATGGAGATTACTGACCATGACCATGTCAGATCAGCTCTTTTCCGACCTGCTCTTAGACTTAGAGGACTATCTTCCTACCGGTTTTAAACCCGGGATGGATTGGAGTCCGGAACTAAGTCCAAAGTGCGTAGCCGCGATCTCTCTAGTTAAGTCCTTTAGGAAAAAGTATCAATCTTCCTCGAGGACGACGCCGGAGGGCGATCGAGCTGCTACTGAGAAGTTCCTCCGCTCTAACGAGCGCTGTAGAACTTGGACTTATCTTCCCAATACCAGTCTTGACGAGGAACTATACGGTGAGTTTAGAAACTTGCTGTACCGGTTTCTCTACCCGCAAGGCTACCCCCTGGTCCATAGTGTTAACGATCTCTTCGATCGTGGACGCTGTGGTCCTGGGGTGGCGATCGGTGCTCGAGGAATGGACTTCTATACGAAGTTCTTCGACTCACCGCTCACGGTAACGTCTGAGTCTCTAGTAGTCGCATATAACAACGCGACAGCTAACGACCCAAGGTCCACATGGCAGTTGGCAGAATCAAACCGCCAGCTGTTATGGGGAGACCCGGAGTTAGTTCCAGGTAGTAGGTTCAGCTTCGTTCCGAAAGATGACACAACGTCGAGATTGATTGCCATTGAGCCCTCGCTGAATATGTTTTATCAGCTTGGGCTCGGCCGACTGTTGGAGGAAAGACTCGTGTCCTTCTTTGGACTCGATATTGCTTCCCAACCGCAGATCAATCAAGAGGCGGCGTGTTTCGGCAGCGTGACTGATGATCTGGCTACGCTAGATCTAAGCAATGCTTCTGACTCATTGGGTTTACCCATGCTGGAATGGGCTTTGCCGGGTTCTTTTTTGAACCTGCTGAGGCTGTTGCGTTCCCCTAAAGGGGACCTTTCTGGCGCGTCGCAGGAGTTACACATGGTTAGTACTATGGGGAACGGTTTTACGTTCCCTTTGGAAACCCTAGTGTTCTCCTCGGTTGTAGTCGCTTGTATCAAGTCGTTCGGTTTTACACCCGTTCGACCATACAAAACTTCCGCAGCCGCCCTAGAGCCTAATGAGCTCTATGGGTATTGGGGAGTCTTCGGAGATGACATCATATGTCACAAGCGGGTCGCACAACGTGTGATCCGACTCCTGAGTCTTCTTGGCTTCGAAGTTAATCGCGACAAGTCCTTCGTTGAGGGGGTCTTCCGAGAATCATGCGGTCGTGACTTCTTTAAAGGTCACGACGTCCGGGGCGTTTATATAAAACGCCTCGATACGCCTGAATCTCGTTACGTTGCCATCAACGCGCTGAATGTTTGGTCTGCCAAAACAGGGATTCCCCTGAATAGGACGATCAAACGGCTAGTGGCTACCGTCAGGTGGTTACCCATACCTCCTGCCGAGAACCATGACGCTGGAATACGCGTACCTTTTGAGATGGTGAGAGAAAACGCTGAACGGGATGGGAACCGCGCTGTGATTTATCACAAGCGGCTAACCAACCCTAAGCGTCTCACTATCAAAGATGGTACAGTACGTGTTCCTAAACAGCTGAAGAGGCGCTTCTACAATCCGGAAGGATTGTTGTTAGCGTTTCTCCATGGCAGCATTCGTGATTGCCAGATCTCGCTCAGGCAGAGCGAGGTCCGGTACCACACGAAGCGGGGTATAACTCCCTATTGGGATTATATCCCACCTATGAGCGACATTGCGTTGCTCTGTGGTGGACGGCGCTGGGAGAGCGCCGTGGAAGTCAACTTGAGTTGACTTTTTGGGGAAGGGATCAGCCTAAGGTAGGTTTTGGTGGTACTGCTTAGCACCACCTGGCCTGCCGAACGCTGATCCCGACCGGACTTCATTGTCCT